AATCGCTTCCGATTCTTCTTTAACATATTGTTCATAACCTTCTCTTGATATATCACGATCTATCCCTTCCATAAATTCTTGATCTTCTTTATAATATTGTTCAAAAGATTTTATTTGAGGTATCTGTTTCTGCCATTGTATCTGATCTACATTTTGTCTTAGATCGTTTTTCCATCTATCTATTTGTTGGTTGGAAGTAGTCCAGGCAATGCGATCAAAGTTATTATCACTGGCGTGGCGTAGCATTCTTTTCATTATTAGTTCTATCCAGCCGTTACCTTTGAATGGAGCGTTGGGAACTTTGCTTATATTTAAATTTTTTAAAGCATCTTGAATAGCACTTTTTTCTGTTGTAAACACACCACTCGCACTACCACCAGATGGATTTTTGATTTGATATCTATTACCACCAGAATAGCTATCAAGATTCTTATCACTATCAAGAGCTTGTTCTAAAATTTTATACTCTCCACTGGCTTTCCATTTTTTTACAGTATAGCCCTCTGGTAATTCTGTTAATTTTTCCTTATACCCTTTTTCTCGCCCTTTTGTGTGCCAATCGGACTGAAGCTCTTCTATGAATAAAATACGCTCACCAGTAGGTGATATGCGGGTATTAAAGCGGACATGAGCTAAGATATTTGGTTCATCGTAGTGACTTGTTATAAAATCATCTTTTGATTTAGGTAACGTCAACAACAATTCACGATAATCTTCTTTTTCTCCAGGAAGCTGATAGGATGAATATTGAGTTGCTTCTGATGATACACTACCAATAACTTGTTTTACATCATCTTCTGTAGCAACTCCTCTTTCTAATATTCCCGAAAGAGATTTATACCCCATATACTGATCAGTATCAATTCTTTGAATTGTGATATTACCACTTTCAGCAAACCATAAATTATCCTTGTAGCTAATATATTCTTTATCTTTATTCTTATAATATTTAAAATCAGAATATGTACCATCTTCAACAAATTCTAAAGTTTCACCATCGTCTAAAGCATTTCCTGGCGTTTCATCTGGATATGCTGGATCGAGCTGTTCAAACATTTTAATAAATTCATCTTTTGATAATGACTTTTCTTCATCCAAAGTATAAGATTCACCAAGCGTAACATCTTTGATCTCGATCTTGTTTGCCTGGATCCATTCCTGGAGTTCTTCTTTGGTAATCTTCAGCTTACCTTTTAATAAGGATTCCAGATCTAACCATTCAATTTCAGGAGAATTATTTGTAGCTTTATTTAACCAGTTAATAACAGACTGGCTTTTCATCGTGGGTGGAAATTTATCTGTAACTACTCGTTCTGCTTTAGAGTAGAAAGTTGGTGCTATGCGATAGGAAGGTTTTGGTTTAGCTTTTAGCTGTTTTTGGAGCTTGTCTCTATCGGCTTTTCGGCTGTAGAAATCTGGTAAGAACTTATTGAACGTCTTTGGGAGACTTTTGTTGGTCTTACTTTGGTAGTCTTGGACAATTTTAATAAATCTTTCACGAGCTTTTTCTCGGCTGGATTCATCTGTGATAAATCTAAATTGTCCATTTTCTTCTGAATAGTTTTCATAATTATACTTTTCCGCTATTGCGTGTATGAAGTTAACATCAATATCTCCAAAGTTCCACAATAAAATATCTTGTTTATTTCCTCTGGATCGTATTGTTTTATTTTGTACACCTAATTTTGTTAATGCACCTTTTAAAGTTTTAAGATTTGTTTTTGGTATTGTTATTTTTAATAAAGAATCTTTTCCATCTGGATCACCAATAAATGTTGTAACATCAATTTGATTAAACATCAGTCCAGTTAATGCTCCACGATATTCTAAAACTTCTGAATCTTGTTTACCAAAAAATCTGGTAACCATTGATGGTTCGTCACCGTATTCTTCTGTAAAACCTACAGAGCTTCTGGTAGCTGTACCTAATCCCAATTCTTCATCTAACTGAGATACAAACTGCCTGGCTTTAAATTGTCTTTCTCCTTCACTGCGATCAACAGCTTCTTCTGGTGTTATAGTATCAGTTTCTCGGCTAAAAAATTGATAGTCGGGGTTAGGTGTGCCTGTAAAAACATCTTGCCCTATTTCAGCCATTTCCATTAATTGCTTTGAAACATTACTTTCATCTGCTGTCATCATAAAATTTGTTTGCGTGACCATCATCCCCCAGTTCTTTTTTCTCATATCTGTATCGGGAAGATCTGCTATTAAATCATCAATTGGGATTGGTTCTTTTAATTCTACTAATGTGTCAAATATTTGCTCTGCTGGATATACATCGTGTTTTTTAAAACGATCTTTACCAGTACGAATTTCTTTTAATGTACCTACATAAATAATTTTACGTCTTAATTGTGGTGAATCTGGCTCTGCATTATCTAATGCAATTTGAGTAAGATTAATTTTTTCTTTTTTATCTTTCTTTGCTTTGTTTTTATTTGCTTCTTGTATCTCTTTATTTACAATACCAGATATAACTTGAACATTGTTATCATTTTCTTTTAAAAGTTTATTTAATCTGCGTTTACCAATTGCTTTAGCTAATTTTTCTTTTACTCTATTTTGAAATGATGGATTAGCAAGTTGGCTACCTTTAATATCATCGTAAGCAATAACAGCAACTGTATTAAAACCTTCTCTACCATTTTTAACTAATTTCGTTGCACCCGCTTTTGATAATTGGAATCCTTGAAAGTTTTCAGTATATCGTAAGCCAAATGGATTTAACTTACCATCAAGATCCCTGGCTACCATATCCGCACCAATAACAAACACACCCACAGGATCAACTTTACCTACCTCACTAATACGATATGTAACGCTACCGTCTGGAGTAGCCTTACGACCTTCTGCTTTTGCTACTTGCTGAACCTTCTTAGCTTGTTTAACCTTTTTCCCTACAGTTTTAAAGTCTGTAGCTTGTTCTAATTTTTGTATTAAAGATTCGGGAACCTTGCCTTCACGAATTGCTTTACGAAGTCTGAAGGAGTCTCTAAGGATGAGTTTAGCTTGTGCAACAAAGCGGTTAAATACATCTCGGAGTCTGGCACCGATGGATTGATGGACTTTTCCTTGTGTCGCAAAGCGTACCGCCATTGAACTGAACCATTCTTGATTACTTTCTCCTGTGTCTGCTTCTCCTGTTGCTTCGTGATAATTTTTTCTTTCTTCTGTAATTTCATTTTCAAATTCCTCTCCTCTATTTTCTACTTCTGCATTATAAAATACCTCTGACATTTCTTCACTAACTGCAACAAATTCATCTGCCATACGGTCTGTTGTACCCGCTGTTGATATGCGGATCACACCACCAGATGTACGCCCTACAACCATTAGATTTTCTGGATTTGCATCTTCACTAATACCGTGTTCTGTTAGTATTTCTTTTACTCGTTCATCACTAAGCTCTTCATCTTTAATCTCATCAGCCAGTGTACGATCTAAATATTCACGCTCTATTGTAACGCCAGACTCTGACTCTGCCTTACTAATCAGCTTCCCTACAAAATCAGTTCCTTCTTTTTGTTGCTGTTTAATATTCATCTCTGATGCAAGTTTGCGTACATCTTGTTCTGTCTCTATTGCATCAACACGGCTTTGTAATTCATCTGCTTCTTGTTGTTGTGCTTCTAATTGTTTACGCTGACTGCGTACTTGGATCGCTGTAGGAGCAGATAATGCACCACCAGATCCCGCACCAACAATATAACTATCTATAGCACCTTCAAAAAGCTCACGATTGGGATCTTCTCCAGTTAGCTGTGCATTTAAATTTTGCATTACCGTAGTAGCAAATTCTTCCCATCCTTCTTGATTCATTGCTTTTGGTACAATATATCTACTTGTTTTATCCTGGAATGTTTTCTTTATTGTCTCTTTTAATACTTCATCACCTTCTTTACGCCCAATAGTTCTTGCAAGGTCACTACGCACTTTTTTAAGTGTACGCCCAATACCAGCAGATCCCATTTGTTCAAATACACCTTCTGATAAACCATCAACTAAAGCATTTAAAATTCGAGTATCATCAGCCATTTCTGGCATTTCTTCTAACAAGGTCGCATTCTTTGAGCCACCAGTTACCGCAGTAACAATTGGCACCATTACTTTAGGGGCTAAACCATAATATCCACCAGCCATAATAGAAGCAGTAACGGGAATAGATTCAACAATACTTGAAACAGTAAGTCCTAATGCATCTACAATATTACCTTCTTTTATATAATCAGTTATTCCTTGATCATATCTGGTGTTTTGTTCACGGTAATGATCTGCCTGTTCCTTGTAATATGTTGCTACTGGATTGTTAATTAAAAACTCTTCCATTTCCCTGGTGCCACTATCCATAAACTCTAAACCAGGTATTTTAGCTAATCCTTTTTGCGGTAAAGATGCTAAACTATAAATGAATCCAGGAGCCGTAGCTAAACCGTGTCCTAACCGTGCTGATCCAGAAGCAAGTGATTCGTATAATGTTTCTGAAAATGGTTGTTTTTTTTCTTGTTGATTTTTAACAGGACTATACTCTTGCATAGGTCTGCTAATATTGCCACCACGCACCCCACGATCAAAATATCCAGGATCATACGTTTTATCAAGTACAGAACGCTGAACCTCTGGAGATTCATTTTCAATCTGCTTTTCTACTTTATTGATACTCCCAAGAACTTTATCTGGTTCTTCAGAAGTTATAATAGCTTCCTGGCGTTTACGTTCAAGCTCCAGGTCTTGCTGTGCTTGATCTAATAAATCATCAATGTAATTACGAGGTAATTGTTGTGGAGCAAATGGATCAGCCATTATTTACCATATTTTTTTTCAACATATTCTTCAAGTGCTAATCGTGTTAAATATTCTGCTTTTTTAGGATCTACGCCAGGTCGAAAAAATACTTTACTTAATTCCTCTGCTTTATTATTTATATCTTTCTCAATCATAGATTGTCTTTGTGCGTTTTTAAAAGATATGCCTTTTTTTGTTGCTTGTTGTGATATGGTTAAATCTTTTCTTATTTGATCCATTCTATCTTTCGCTATTCTTGTCGGAGTACCTGGGGATCCTTTTGTATCATCAATATAATCAGCAGAACTCATATACATACTCATAGCATCTTTATTCCCCCGTACATCTCTTGCACGATTTACTGGTGGGAAATCTGATGGATACAACGGCTCACCAGATGTTGTTGCAATACTTCCTCTGGCTTTTTTTAATTCGCTTAATAAACGAGTCTCTGCTTCTGCTCCAGTTTCCGCTTCTTTCTTTTGAGCTTCTTCAAACTTTTTTGTTTCCAGTGCTATTTGCTTCTCACGCTTTTTCTTCGTTAAGTCTTTTGCGTATTGCTGTTCAGCAATTTTTTTTGATGAATCACTTAATGATTTTAAAAATTTTAAACCATCTATTTTTTCAGCCATTTTTTACTCCTATATAAATAAATCTGGATATAATTGTTTTGCAATTTCATACAGTTTTTGTCTTTCTGCATCGGTAGTACCCTTTGCAATAAACTCCATAGCTTTTTGCCTATTTCCATCTATTGATTTTGCATCATTTTCTAATTGAGCAATGGATTTTACTGTACCACCTGGTGAAGATGGATCTAATCCACCAGTATATCTTTTTTGACCGCTTGGTGTCATATAGCTTCTTACATTTTCAATACCATATTTATTCACCGCATCGGTGTAACTTTGGCTACTTGCAGTTGCATCTGCTTTCTGATCCATCGCTAATTTTTCTGCTTGTTGTGCCCTTGCTCCAGAAATACCACTTGCAGTATCAAGCCCAGCAGTAACCATACCAATCCCCGCCTGTCTACGTTCTGCCTTGTCTTGATCGACTGCTCTGGCATAATCAAGTTTGGCTTGTCTTTTTGCTCTTTCTTCATCAACATACATTCCTTTTGCTGTATCCGATACCGTTCTACGAACATCATTCTGAGCTTCTCTTAGCCCACGCTTTACAGCAACAGAATCCTGGATTCCTCGATTGATAAAGCTACCCATATATTTATTGGTGGTTGCATCTGCTTGTCTACTTGCTACATTGCCAACTCTATTTAATATAGTCTTTTCTGCTCCTGGACTTAGCATTCCTTCTTTTCCCGCATATTTTAACTGCCTACCATAAGCAGTGCTTCCAAATTTTGGGCTTAATAATCGTGAACCAGACTTAATCATCTGAGAACCGCCTTTTAATAAAATTCCTAATGTTACTGGATCTATTGCCATAATTTTACTCCATTTCGATTTGCAGTCTTTCTAATGTAAACGCATTGGTACTTGATGCGGTAGAAAGTTCAATTTCAAATTTCTTTGCGTACCGTTTGATAGGGAACCGTACAATTCCGCCATCGGCTGTGATTGATTTTGTAAATGAGGCACTTCCCGCCCCATCTAAGTATAAGTTATAGGTAAGTGTGTCTGTACCAACAAACTGCACAGTACCATACCTTAAAAGGCGTTTACGGTGTAGATCTAAGGGGAATTTCTTTGACTTCCATTTTGATGTAGATGCATTTGCCGTATCAAACTTAATTATTTTATTATTGGTTTTATCGTAGTCCATTGGGCTACCATTTTCATCATAAGCAAGAAGGTCTAATACTCCCGTTCCCATATCAATTTTTCGCCAAGTTTGTTTTACATAATTATACGCCCAAACCACTTGCGTAGAGGACACCATCCATTTATAAATGATTTCTTGCCGTTCTGAATCAAAAATGCCTTTGATTGCTGTTTTGTCGGTAGCCAACATAAACTGATCATCAATTGCATCAGTCACTTTATCCATCACTGTTGGAGTTGCGGTAGAACTTGCGGACATATTTGAAGTGATTCTATAAATACCATCGTGATATACAAAATAAATACTATCGTGTACTTCAACCATTCCTTCAAATGCTACGTTTCCTATGTTATGTTTAGACTCTACAATTGACCAGGACGAAGGATTAACAGGATCGCTGAGATTTAAAATAAAGATTGCCTGGGGTTTAAAGACCACGAGCCTTCCAAAGATCTCTGCAAGTCCTGTTATTGCTCCACCTTCACGGTCATCAAACTGAATAACATTGCTCACTGGTCTGGTATCGAATTGATTGATCTCACTATATGCCACCCAGTCATTACGTTCTTCATTCTCATCACCAATATCTAAAAATATATTTCCTAAAAAGAGTCTGCTTTTTACCATTTTTGCATAACGACCATTCACCCTGGTGGATACAACTGCTTCTCCCCAATGTTCTCCTAATGAGGTTAAACCATCATCGGTAATTTTAATTGTGTATTTATTTGTTGCTGTATTTTTTATTGTAAGTGTTCCGCCTAATTTCCCTTCATCAAATCCATTACCAGCGGGTAAATTTTTATTTGATTTAAAATGAAAAAAGTTTCCGTGTGCATTATAAGTGCTTACATCACTTATTTTAAACACACCATTATCATCTGTCTCAATATAGTTCCCAGCAAGTCCTGTTGTTGTAATATCATGGCTACTGGCATCTCTCCAAGAATCAAAATCTATATTATCTTCTGCACTATTAGGTGAAACAAGGGGAATCATAAACCCAGCCTTATGAGATCCATAAGCACCAGAGCTGTGTACTGAAGATTTATTCCCCCCGCCTGTATTATCTTGCCTATCCCAGGAACTACCAAGTTTACGATAAAAACTCCAACTACTATTCCACCTGGTTGCAGTAAATGCCTTATTTACTTTAACCATATACCAGTTCGTATTGGTCGCTGTAATTGATCTAAATTCTGTATATTGTTTATGTTCAGTTGCAGTAGTCGCTGGAGATCCTTGTGCCCTGGTAAGTGTTACAGTATTTGCACTTGTATTAATACTGGATACTGTTACTCGCTCAACTGGTTCATCATCATTTGTACTACTTCCCCCAGAATTAACTAAAGAGCTATGTGTTTTAGTCCCTAAAAAATAATCAGTTCCATTTGATAAACTTGATGCATTTGTTACTGCGACATTTGTTGTCGCTGATGAAGTTATATCTGCACTAAGCTCCGCACCCGTTAGTGCATATCCCTGTATCGGTGTAATATCTTGCGTTAATTTACGCTTCCAATTTCCACCAACTTTTAAAGCGTAACTACCTTCATCACTATTAATAGCAGTTAAGTTTGCACTGCTATCGTGTGATAAATACCCATTAGAATCATAAATATAAACTGTGTGATCAGTGTTATAATGCATCTCCATAAATTTATCTGTTGTGCTTTGCGTTTCTGCTTCTCGAATAAAATTAAACTCTTGAATCTTTTTGTACGTTTCCCATACACCATTATATCGATTAGCACGGTACAAATTAAATCCTGTAATTCGCTTGTTTATCGTTGCAAAATCAATATCAATTGGAATAATTATTTTACTTTTAGAAATATCTACTACAGTTGGAGCTGGAGAAACCCCACTACCCGCCACAGAAATAGCAACTTGCTCTTTCGATTCCTCTAATAAAGTTTCTTGGGTACCATCAAACACGGCTGTTACATTATATCGTATTTCATCTGAATCTCTTAATTCATCTGTTGTTTCAATATACCCCATGTCATCTGATATTGTAAAAGAATTAGTTAGTACATTACTATAGGCATAGAATCCTGGAGCAATCGTTACCCCTTCATTCATTAATTTTCGATCAATATAACCCAGCCAAATACCGTTAGCACTATTAGATCCCACTGTGGCAATATCCCCAGGAAGTACCCGTATACTGTCTGAGAAAGGAACAATAGGATTTCGCTGTGCTTTGTGGTAATGTGCCCCAATTGTATACTTATCGTTTAAATTTGTCCATTTATAGTCACAACTTCCAGATCCGCCCCAAGAACCAGAACCCCATCCAATATCGGTAAACCTATTTAGCTGTGCCCTGGTGTCGTTGTTAAGCTCAACACATTCAACCCCATACACCATCATATACGCTTTTGCGTGTTCAAAAAAATAATTTCCACTGGAAAATCCTGTTACCACATCATCAAAGCAAGTTGGGTTCCATCCCTTAAATGTATCATTAGCGTGATTATTCATACTTAATGGTGTTTTATCTACAGGTACTCGATATACTCTTCCGTGCTGAATTACAGTTGGGCTACCCGATGTAAAATCATTTGTCCCAACTATAAGATATTTAACACCAGAAGGATTGCGATAAGCGTGTTTTAAAAAAGTAACAACCGTTGATGTTGTAAAAGTTGAAGAATGAATATCTGCCCAAGATAATATTACCGTTCCATCGTTATGCGTACTATGCTGAACATATTTACTTCCATCTCCCTTTTCCATATATTTAACAATGGATTCATTCTTACCAGAGTTTTCATTAAAATGCATTTTTGATACCATATGAAGCTGGTTTGTCAATACCCCTGTGTCCGCCCAAGTAGAAGATCCGTCCAATGTTCCAGCTAATATATCAGAAAAATGAAACTTATGATTACTGCTATCAGACTCTGCCAATACCAAATATTCCTTACTCCCACTTACCGTATTTGTAATTGAGGTAATACCTACCCAAGAATAACTGCCTGTATTTGACGGCTCACCCGCTACTGCGGAGATTCCCGATGAAGTGATCTTATATAGCCCAACGCCTGGATTTAATAGATATAAATTCCCATCTCCAGCTTCATACATATAAGATTCTGTGACTGCATTGGTTGTATGAAAATCTTCCTGGATCACTGTTTCTGTAATATCTCCGTTTGTTTCAACCGTATATTTAATTAAATGATTCTTATTCGCACTGGGACTTCCTGTCACTCCAGAATAATGAACATAAATCCCGTTATTATAGTTACACATACTGGCAACATATAAAGATGTATACGCCTGATAAAGATTGTATTTTGTTACATCTAAAGCAACCGTAGTGCTACCAGTACCAATTGAATATCTTATTTTATCCTTACTATCTAAATAACTATACAAACAAAGCACTTTTCCATTTAAAGCAAGTGAAGCTATTCGTTTAAATGATGAAATATTATTGGAAGCATTATCTGTTACATTTAAATGGGTAGAATGTTTTCCCCCAACTGAACCAACTCGACATCCTGTACTTCCCGATGTTGCAAAAAAACTTCCGCCCCAGGTCGATGCGTTATTGGTATTTACATAATGTTTATTTCCTGTCTTATAATCAATATCATCATAAATATCTGTACCCGCTATTGCTGATCCACTATTATCTTTAACATCAACCACCATCACATTGGCACTCTGTGCGTGTCCAGAATCGGAAGCTGTCTCAAAAAATAAAATATTATCTTCAATTTGTAAATGATCTGATACGGCTGGTTGAGAAGGATCGTACCAGAATAGCAATGCTTCTTTGGTACTACTGTCAATTAACACCAAAATATATCGATGTTCCTGGGTAGCGAACTTGTCGGATATAAAAGTAAATAAATTGTAGACCACATAGCTTTTACTGAGCTTGGTATTTAATTGAGATAAAGCAAAATTAGGAACACTGGAAGGTTGTCCCGCTCCAAATGTTTTTTCTAATTTCCCGTCACGAATGCGGAGATTCTCCATATTCTGAGCAATGTGTTCTGGGAGATCTTCTACGTCTACGTTGGTTACAACTCCGCCAAAGTCTGTTATATCAATAAGTTCTGCCATTAAAGATTATTATTTGGATAAATTGGATCAACTAAGCTATTTGAAGAGCTGTGATCAAATGGTAAGCCTTCACCTACAACTTGCGTTGCTGGATTCTGATTATATTTGCCAATCATCCCGTATGCTCTTTGTTCTGCATCTTGTTTTCTTGCTTGATTATTTGATAGTCTCCAAAGCTCTGCTTCTGCCAATTCTACTAAAGCATCGTGAAAGATAGCATTTAGATCACTATTAGCAGTTGGAGAAGTTGCTAATGCTGTTGGCTCTTTAATAAAGTAACAATCCACATTTGCAGAAACATTATAAATATATATTCTGTTTTTAAAGGCAAAGTATACAGGCTCTGTGGCACTAAAAGCGTAGTAGCCCGTTGTAAAATCTTTTGCCATATCAAAAGATATTTTGCGTATAAAATTGCTGTCAACTACCCGAATACCTAATACGCCTAATACCCCACCAAATGGCGTAGAATCAAGCGTTGAATTGTCGGGTGCAAAAAAACGCTTAAAATGCGTGTCTACATCGTTATCTGTTGAAAGCGTTATATTTTTCTTAATGACTTGTAAATCTGTTAATAAATGAGGATTTAAAAGCTGTATTAGCTTATCCTGTGCAATGTTTAAATAGCGTAGTTTGACTGTATCACTAAAAAGATCCCCAGAGGTATCTTCCAGGCGATCTCCTAATACGGTTAACATTTCTGCTGTGGTCATAATTTCTCCAGGGCTATACAGCCCCCAGGAAAGCCCAGGGGCTGTGATAGTTATTCAGTTACTTAAGCGTAATCCAATGGTGAGTAGAGATCTTCTACAACACAATGGGCTTTTCGGTTGGTGACAACCAAGTTACCATAAGTGTGTACCTTCTGCACGAAAGTATTACTCTTTGTATCTTCGATCATATCAGATGCAGTGAACCTTGCACCAGAGTTGAAGAACATATAGAGATAGTTCGTGTTCAAGAAATAGATCCTACCATCATTATTATCAGCGATGGTATCAGGACTGTTATCTGCCTGTGCGGTTACGATGTCTTGATCTGCGACAATGTCCACACCTCTGTATGACATTCCCATAAAACCCATCTTCGCCATACGATCAGATTCCAAACTTCCACGCTTGAACTCACCCAGTTCTGACTCAATAAGGTCATAATGGTATTGAGAACATACGATAAGGTCTGGACTTTCTCCTGTTTGTGCTTTTGCATTTGCAATACCACGAGCAAGGATTCTCAAGATATAAGTATCTTTTGCGGGATCTTGCATATCTGCTTCTGCTATGAATGTTACACCAGCATCTGGTGAATCAGCAGAATCGTTACCTGATGCATCTGCGAAAGAAGCATCTGTTAAGACAGGAGTTTTCCACCAGGAGTTAGATCCTGGAGCAAGACCACCTACTGTAGTTGCATCATCACAAAGTACAGCAACAGGATTAAAAGCATCTGTAGCCAATGTTCTTGCGAACATATTCTCTGCAACTTTCTTCTCCAACTGCTTCTGAAGGTTTTTTACCTTTGCACCAACAATGTTCTTAATAGCCTGTGGACTATTCATTAACAAGGTTTCTTCCTTTGTTAAAAGAAAGTGACCAGTTAACATAGTTGGATTATACGATGCAGTCTTTGCGATTTCTGCTATTGCTGGTGTATAGGACTGACCTGATGATGTACCAAGCGTATGCTGGTCACCCCAAACAGTTGCACCACCCTCTGCATATTCTACTGGCACTACAATTTCACGACCATTAAAGGTCTTTGCTTTGCCCTTCAGTATTGCAAGTAGTGGATGAGATTTCTTAAAGATATTATCATACAAAACTGGCATATAATACTGCTGAATAAGGGCACTTAACGATGCGGATCCTGTTCCGCTTACTACGATATTCGACATATATTATGTCTCCTTATTCTATTGATTATTAAAAAACGAAACAACGTCAATATCCTCATAGGTAGATGCTTTTTTATTTGTATCTGCCTTAATACCGACATTCTTCTTTACATTGACTGGTACCGATGGCTTTGGTTTGGGTTCTGGAGCTTGAGCTTTATTAAAGTTCATTACCTTATAAGCCTCTTCTAAGGTCAATACTCGATCAGTCTTTTCAAAGTTAGACACCGCAAAGTCCAATACTTCCTGGACTTGCTTATCATTTAACTTATAGGTAGATCGCAATTCACTCATAGATCTTTCCAGTTCCCGCTCTGATTCCATCGCTTCCAGTTTTTCCCTTGCCTCTGTTAATTCAGATTCATAGGGATTCGGAAGATCCTTATTATCCATCTGTAGGGACTGTTCATACAGTTGCCCCGCTTCTTTTCCAAGTTCATCCTCAATCGCTTCTTTTAGCGTTTCGGAGAACTCTTCCGATTCTTTTAATTTATCCACTAACTGCACTAATGGTTCTACCGCCCTACGCTGATCAGATAACTGCTGGGCTTTTTCTGTATTAGATTTCTGCCACTCGTGTCTGTTCACGCTATCGGTTCGCCACAATTCAATATCTTCAGTAGAGAATTTTAAGCCATCTTGATCTTCGTAAACGAAGGAGTCACCAGAATCATCTTCGGACTCTGTACTAACCGTATCGGTTTGCCCTTCTGTCTCTACTTTAGTTTGATCTTCTTCAGTTGTGGATTGGGTTTCTGCTGTTTGTGTAGACTCTGTAGTCTCAGCCTGTTCTGTAGTCTCTTCCTGGGCGGATTGCTCTTGAGGCTGTTCGCCAAAGAGTTCTCCAGGAATAGAAACATTGTCGTAATCACCATTAAGTGAGGTATCTTCTCCCACCTGGGTGTCATTACTAAAATTTCCCACCTGGATCTGTTCCGACTCAGGTGTTACTTCTAAATTATTTGTTCCCGCTATGTTGATTTCAGCCATTTTAGTTTCCTTTCAGTTGGTCTTTCGACACTGGTTTTGTTGCAAAAAACATAAGTAACACGGTTCTTTTACCTTTGTGTGGTTCTACCTTATGCTTTAATGGTTTGTCATTTTTTCCAGCAGAGTACATTACCCCACTTAAATAATGGTTATGAACGATCACTTCTTGATTATCAATTAAAAACTTTAAATTTCCGCCTGTGAAGCTATCTGGATCAGATAATAAAATAGATGTTCCCAGCTTACACCAAGCCATATGGTTATCTACCAGCTTTCCATTCTCTTCCTTACATCCATCATAATGCCATTTATGTCCCCTCGGTCTTGACTCTACACGCCAATAACTTGGAGCAGACAGTATTAATTCCTGGTCATCTACAGCCGATTGATAGCGTTTTGCCACTTTTTCTATAATTTTATGAGAAAAGTCGTGACTTTTATGCTTTAATTTGCCCATATCCTTGAGATCTTGGACTTCATCGAGGTTTACTATGCCTAATATTTGGTGCATTAATAACTGATCCTATTTTTACCTTTTTTAAAAAATTTATCTGGATACTTATCATTTTCTTGATTAACAAGGGTTTTAGATTTCATATGTCCAATATCTCGAATCGACTTAGGATCTTCACCCTTTTTAGATGGATGATATACAAAAGCATTTCCAGCTTCAGCTAATTTTTTTTTTAATTTTTTTTCTTTAGACTTTGCTAATGCTTTCTTATAGGCTTCCTTGCCTTTCTTTGTATAAGCGTACTTTTTACCTTTTAACTCTGGCATTATTTATCTCCTTTTAAATTTTGACGGACAATTAGAAAACATACCGATCAAGCCCTTGATTCTGGCATTTGTTCCATCTCACCTTGTCCGCCAACCATATTTGTAACGGTCATAATTCTTTCTTGCATTTCTGGTGGTAGTGCCTGGAAGTCTGGAGATTCTAATAATCCAGGATTCTGCATTACCATTTGTGCTATTGCCTCTTCTGCTTGACCACCAATACCTTCTTGCATTGCTTGAGCTACCAGGCTACCAAAGCGTTCTTGCATACCTTCCGCTTGTTCTACTTGCTGTTGTGGTGGCATTTGTTGATTACGCACATACCAGTTCTGTATTACTTGCTGTTTATCTGTGATATTTAAAGCGTTAACTACCTCTTCAATACCATACACACCTACCTGGAATAACTCCAATGCTCTTTCTTCATTAGCAACTCTACCTTGTGCATATCTGGATCCAGTAGTAACATCTACATCAAACTCACTATCTCGAAGTGAACTGGCGGTACCAGGATTAAATTGTGGACTACCTTCTGGGTTGCCATCAGCATCATATACGCCACCTGGATCAAATTCTGTAAACTCAAAAGAACCTTCAGCATCTCGCTCTCTAATAGAACGTATCTGCTCATCATAAGTAAGGATCATCTGCACCATATACTCACCGATCTCTTTGGTAAACCTGGCTACTTCTTTATTGATCTTAAATCTTTGTCTGGTTTGACTGGCTTCCTGGAGTGCTACAATTGCCCTTCCAGAAGTAACACCACCTGGCTTACGTCCTTGCGTTACATCATTTACGCCTGTAATGTGTTCCATAAACTGACCAACTTGAGCAATGTAATTCTGAATATACCCAGGAATTGGTGGTGGAGTCTCAAAGGTTACATCTGCTGGATCTACAACAGTTATCTCTTCTCCTGGTGATCCTGTGATCGGTCTGGTTAGTTGACCTTTTGCTCGTTGTGTTACCTTTCTGATCGGAAAGCCCATTCGCCTAATATTTTCATTGATCGCACTAAATGTCTCATTCATTGCTTTGGTCTGGGTGCGTACTAATTCTGTTTCCCCGATACCCCAGAAGTTGTGAGGACTTTTATAGTTTGATACCATAAATACTGGCATCCGATATAATTCTAATGGTTCATCAACAATGAGCTTATCTCCAACAACTACCGTGTGCCTTCCATAGGGATACTTCTCTGTATCTGCTTCATTGCTATAACATTCAATTACTAAGGCTACATCTGCATCTTGAGTTCCTGGATTATCACTTTGTAGTCCGCTGTCATCTGACTTTTGAAATGCTTTGTAATCATCTAACTTTCCATCGGCATTACATTTAATATCGTATTCTCTATAGATCTTTGATGTTTCCATTGGTACAGCAAATAAGAAATACTCTCCCGCTTGAAGATCCAGGTCATTAGCATATGGATGGGGTATAACAGAAAACGGATCAATGACCTGGATATCAAAGCCTTTAAATGCTCCTGTATCACTTATCTCTGGCAGTATCTGTAAAAACCCATTGGAATAGATCAAACTATCTTTTACTGCCTGGAGTATTTTACCGTACAGATCAGACTCTTCTACGATCTGAGCAAATCTCTTTTGCATCATATCAGCAAAGTATACATCATTTTGTTCTTTTGGCAATATATCTACTGTTGGCTGAAAATCATTAATGATCGGCAAGATGGTTTCAACTACCGCTAAAGGAAAGTTGAATATCATCCTGGACTGGCTTTCAGTGCCTTTACTTGCAGATGCCCAGTGCCTTCCATAATATAGGCGTTCATTCTTCCGCCATCTATCTGCCTGTTTATCTCTGGCTTTCTTACTGCGATCTAACCAGTTTCTAATTTGCGGTATACGTTCTGCAACATCTGCTACCTGGTCTAATGCATCACTCTGATCAGCAGATGCGTAATAATCCATTCCAGCCATTATAAACTATCCCATTTTGGTTGTGTATTATCGTAATTAACGACTATCTTATCTATAAATCGTTGCGTATCAGTGCGTGTATCTTTCTTCTTACTACTGGCAACAACTTCTCCAATTAAATATTTTAAACTATCACAAGCGTGATCATCTTTTTTTAATGGTCTTTCTGGTTGGTTTAACTCTATCCTGGATGCACTTGGCTGTTCCCATTGGTAATTAATTAACTCTCTGACCAGATTCTCACAGCTCTTGTGTATATAAATCTTATTTTTCTTGAAATACTCTGTAACCTTATCAATACCACCCTGGACATCATTGTTTGCATTGACTACAGGAACTTTTAACTGTCTGTAGCGGTTACCAATTGTTTCTGGATCATCTTTCTTTCCAGCTCCTGTTGATGGATCAATAACGTATGTCTCATAACGTCCTTCATTCATATACGCATTAATTGCCCTGGCGTGATAGTCTACATCTTGCCCAGCTTCGTAATGCTCTCGATAGATCCATAATACATCGTCCTGGTCTACTGCTCCCCACAATACCGCTGTTGGATTTGTTCTACCGTGATCAATTGCAATAAACCTTCTCCACTCTGGAGATACTTCAAAATGTCTTTTAACATGAATACTTGGCTCAAAGTCTGGATAGATTTGTCCTTCAAATGCATCCCAGGATCCATATAGGTATCTATTTACCCAAATTTCATTGTAATTGTTTTTAAGAGAATCAATATATCCTTCTGGTAAATTGTGAATATTCTCTTCAGTTTTTGCATTAAAGATAATATTCCCAGGTACAGGATCGTGGATAAATCGATGCCAGATCCAGTTATGTCCAAGTGGGTTACCCGTGATCCAGCATTGCGGAGTGTCTACCGCTCTTAAACGACCAAGAAGTGTTAAGAATACTTCCTCAGATACTTCTTCCGCCTGGTCAATATAAAACCAGCCTAAATTGATCGATAATAGTTTGGCGGGATCATCTAAGGATCGAAAGATAATTTCGTGACCGTTTAAAAACTTTACTCTGTTCTCTTGCTTTCTATATTCGTAATGCACCTCTGGGAGCATTCCCATTGTATGCAATAATTCAAAGAATGTTCTTTGGGTACTATCTCGAAGCTCTGGATATGTTTGTCTGGCAATCATACCAAGCTGTGGTGGGTTATCTGGGTTCATTACTCGCATTAATGCTTTTGCAATACCCGCAAATGTTTTCCCATTACCAATACCACCAAAAAAGGCAATGACTTGCTCTTCACACTTTAAAAAGTCTTTTTGGTTTGGATTAAAATTAAAATTAATCATCTAAGTTAAAATTGATAACAGGCATCTTAATCTCACCGTTTATCTGTTGTTTTTCTGTAAATAAAGCCAAATGCTTTCCTTGTAATTCACTTGCTTTTAAACTCACATTAAGCTGATCAGAATCCTCTGCCTTTTGTCTGACTCGCTCAATGTCTTTCATTACTTTTTCTGCTGTAATCTCTAACTTTGCTTCTCGTTTGCTTTTTAGACGGTCTATTTCTTTCTGTATGTCAACTTTTGTCAACAGCTTACTACCAATCGTCCTGGCTGTTTTTTTGCTGTATCCAGCCCGTATACAAGCCTGTGCAGAGTTAAGATCTACAATATACTCTTTGCAGAACATTTTTTGTTTTTCTGTTAACTTTACTTCATTATGCATATCCAATTAAAATATCATCTGGAAAGATACCAGCCCGTAATGCAGATACTGCCAGGTAGGCATCTAACTCCTGTTTAGAATTAAAATCATTAAACCCATATGGAAATTCCAGGATCACACTTGATCCCATTCTGGTTGTGCCTCTATTTCTTGTTTATTAAAATCGAGAGGAAGCGGAGGCTTATCCATAGTTCCCCTATGATAAACGTAAGCCCCCGCAATGAAGGCAAGGAGGGTGAGAGTACCCTGTATGAGAAAAAAAGTTATATCCATATTTGGGTAGAATATGGCATAACTACTACGTCTACATCAAATTATTTATTATTTTTTTGTTATTTATCTAATATAAATACTACAATCAGGGCAAGTCTGTTTCTTTTTCCCTCGAATTGGTATAAAGTTTTTAGAGTGTTTTAATATGCGTTTACCTAAAACTTCTTTCTCCCAGGTGTGTCCACACCACGCACAATATTTTACCATATTGTCCGCTGAGTATTGATTGTTTTTATTTAGTTTTCTAATCTTATATCGTTGCTTTGTCTTTAATCGATGATCTTCATCTCGCCCCAAAAGATTCCCCTTAAAAACTTCTTCTAATATGGATGACATCAGTTAAGCCATCCAACATCCTTTAATACTTTCACTTCATTCTCCTCGGGTGTTGGTTTAGTTGGTTGTGGATTTTGTTTATTAAGTTTTGCTTGATATTCCCAGGCTGGTACGAACTCTCCTTCCATTTCACAGTTATGAAATAATTCATCTGAGGGCAATGTATCCTCTATGGTTTTCTTCTCTGTTCCGCATTCATAACAATTATAAATTTTTTCCTTTACAATAATTGGTTTATCTGCTGGGTGTGTCCGCACCAGATACTGATCAATTCCTTGCTGAAAAAAATACCGTAGCTGTTTGATCTCACTTTCTTTATCTTTTAAAAATCGATCTATACATTTGTTCACGACATCAGTCCCTAATCGTTTACACGCTTCAATAATATAACTAATATATCCAGCATAGCCCATTTCCTGGTACCCAAAACGGGAATAGACTCTTAACCAAATTTTCATATAATCGGATGAAGGAATTTCTTTTTCTTTTTCTTTTTTTAATTCTTCTAATGTATTCTCTGTGTACCGTCCTCGTTTCGTCTGCGTGTCGTTTGACATACCGTCTGCCATACCGTCCTCGTGTCGCTCACCCTGGTAAGTGTCGTAATTACAGATACTTAGGTGTGTCGCAACTCGTGTCGTTTGCTGTACCACCATCTTGTCGCTTTTGAGTACAGATATGAAACGCCTAACCTTACCCGTTGACCATTTCCAACGCTTACCAAATGCGTTCAAACTACAGCATACTTCACCACGCTTTATAGTAACTAACTGATCTTTTATATAAATAGATCGCTCTTTATGGGATGCCATCATTATTATATCGATCCAGGCTTCAAACTTTGATTTAACTTCTTTGTTATCCCAAAGCCAGTGATCTCTTAACTTTCTATGTAGCCTTATCCAGCCACGCTTGTCTTTATTCATAGGGGAACTCCATATATTGATAAAAATAATGCCGATTTTTGTGCTGTTTGTTTCGACTTGGTTTCAATGCCAGGTTAATAGTGGTCTGATCTTTGTAGGGCACAAAACAGATCATATCTTTATCTGTATAGTATACCGCTACAATGTCGATCAAATCCTTTTTTACATATTTATGCAGTCTCACCTCAATCGATGTAGCTGTTTTCATATCGGTTATTGTCTTTACTTGTACTCTCAAAAATTCTTTTTTTCTTCTCTCTACAATAATATCTACGCCTTGTCCATCATCAATAATTGGACGAAACACATTGTACTGTGGGTAATTACTCATCAAGTGACGTATAATGCTGATCTCTCCTATCTCACCCTTATTAATTGTGGTTTGTTTCTTAGGCATCTTCAAAATTCTTACTGAAATTATCTACTTCAATCTCGTGCAAAATTTCCCGCAGTTTCTCAGCACCTACGCAATGATCATAAGTAGGAAAGAAATACTGCCACATACCACCCTTCATATTAATCCAATAACAAAAAGCAATACCTACCTTCCCTGTGTTTTTTTCAAGATATACCACAGCAGTAGATTCACTAAGCGGTAAGATCTTTTTTACAAAAAATTGTTCATTGTTAAAGTTTCGATCACGATCTGTTCTGGAAAAGTTGAACGCTATTTCATCTGCCTTATCTTTTAACTTTAATGCTAAAGATTTTTTCATTTTTCAAATACGTCCTTAACATTCTGTATAAAGCGAACATTGCTCATGGGCGGGGTTGCCTTTAGCTTTCCAATTAAGTTCATTATTCTGCGTAATTTGACCGCAAATATGGCGTTTGCTTCACTAAGCTCTTTATTTTTTGTTTCAAGTCTTTCAACAATTTTTATATGTTCTTTTTTGCTAAGAATTGGAAGTTTATCTTTAATACTCATATGGATGTATCCTTACTATGGTTTTTGGTTCTTGGTTGTATTCTTTAATGCTTTCAATATGTACCACCTGGCTGTCATCTTTATAAAACACACCATTCAATGCATCTAAAACAAACTTGACATAGTTATCTATATCTGGTCTGCTTATTGGGTACGTTGGGGATGATTCTTTTATTTTATCTCTGTTACGACCAGTACCAAAATGTGACTTAGGACGGTCAATATAAACCTCGACTGTCACAGAGATCGCTCCATATACGGGATCCTCGGGAGCCATATTTTGGACTTTTTTTAAAAAATTGGCTTTATCAGCCTTTGATGGATCATAATTAAAGATCCGACCATTGCGTGTTGTATGCCTATGCCTTTTTAAAGCTATTGGTTTGCCTGGAATAATTAGTTCCATTGTTTGATTTCCTTTGATATGTGGTTTTAGTTTGTGACATATTATAATTTATTTTTGCTTTTAAAATGCCTATCTGCATATTCTGTTAAACGATCTATTAACTGTTGTGCTTTTTGTATCCTGGTGCTATCTCTGTTTTCTTTTTCAGACATAATCAACTTACCAAGACCATCCATAATTAAAACAAGTTCATCTACACTGATCTCATTTTGTGGACGATTTTTTAGTGCAGATTCTATTTGTATTAAAAAAGCAGTTAAGTACACATTTAGATCCAGTGCCTCTTCTAATGCTTCCTTTAAAAAATTTCTTTTATCAGTTAAACTTAGAGTGTCACCGTATTTTTTTCCACCAATATCCATTCTTTCCTGGATTCTTGTTACGATCATTTCGTTTATGCGGATCGGTGTCTGGTCTGATTGATTCTCCAGAATTTTCTCGAATAGTGAGACTGACATATTCTTTCCTTAACTTGTTAATTAATTTTTTTAATTCTCTTGGCGGGATTTCGTGTAGCCAACCACTTTTCATAAATCGCCTCTTTACTTTCAGAGTCCTTTCCATACCCAGCCCATCTGGATAATCCAATTGGGCTAATGAGTATGCTTTTATGAGATCCCGCCATTCTTCGTTATTTAGATAATTAGGCACTACCGTTTACAATTTCTTGTAACGCATCCTTGTAGTGTTTATTCTCTGGCATATCTACAACATCCATATTCTCTAAAATCCAAATACAATCGCCTGGTGGGATTTCTGACACTTTTTTATTTAAATGTTTTTTACCCCACTTCCAAAGCAATTCCCCATTTGTTTCTTTTTTAGGTAATACTCCACTGCCATCATCATTAGTAATGTTCTGGTTTTCTTGCCACTTCTGCATCTCTTCCGCAGATGCAAACTCGTGAGTTTCACCGCCATACATTGGATGAAAGTTTCCTATTGCTCTACCGATAGCAACTGTTTCAGCCTTCTCCAATGCTTTATCAGCACCAAGAATGTTATGACCGTGACCAACTGCAACCGTAACACCATCTGGATTATTGATTGTTGCCTGGAATACAACAGATTCATTAGTTATACTGATCGGATCAGTCTTAATAGCCCATCCATCATTTGCTGGAAATGTATCTCTAAAGTCTTTTAAACGATTAACAACTTTAGTGTATTCTTTTCCTTTGATATTGATTGTATTTCCCACTATTTACTCTCCTTTTATTTAATGCGAAGGGTTCGATAAGTATTGCCTTCAGTTACATACTTATCATATTCCTTCGGGTTTTCTGTTTGAAAAGTTTTACGGTCAAAGGTCACACGAGGTTTACTATTTTTATATGTAGCAATGATATTCTCCCCATCATTGACAAACTCATTATGACCTATCTCGTGTTTTATCTTTAGCTCTAATTCTTTAATACCCTGGTCTAATTCTTTTTTTGTTTCTTTAAATTGCTTTAAAGATTCTATCTGCTGTAATAGCTTACTATCTGCTACCAGGGACTCACCATTTGCTTCTGGATAAGTAAGTTTAATATCGCTATCTGTAACTGGCTCTGGTGGTATCTTGGTTACAATATGATCATTCCAGAATGTTACACAGTCCTTAATAATCGGCTCAATGTATTGAGGTTTATATTCATATTTAAATATTTCAAAATCTTTCGTGAAGTCCCCTACTGTAAGAATAGCAACATAAGCCGTATTCATACCCGTAATAGCCATTTGTCCCTGGATTTGGGTGTAATACTGTATTGGTAATTTTCCACCCCATTTTTGCTTTGCGATTGTCTTAGTGGTCTTGATCTCCAATACAGCATCTGGCGATCCATCTGGATGATGCACAATCCCATCTAAATTGGTTGCTAAAAAATCATAGTCTTTATGGAACCGCACATATGGATCAATCGATACAACGACATTTTCATCTTCTTCTACCCATTTAGCGATCATTGCTTCACTATCCCTACCGTATCTCATATCTATATTATCAATCTGTTGATGTCCAAATATCTTATTGTTAAAAACATCTAAGGGAGATTGGTATTGATTATATATCTTTCCTACAATAGACCACTCACTTGTACCTAAATAAGTTTTCCTCAATTCTAAGTCTAAACCGCTTTCCTGTTTAATGGGATCTCTCATTATAATCCTTTCTATCTGTTATGACATTAATGGTTATTACAAGTAACACAGAACCAATGCCCAAAGAAGCTACACAAAAACAAAATATCATTACATAAATAATCCACTCTGCTATTACCATTATATACACTCCTCTTCTAATTCAAGATCAGCCCCACAATCCGCACAACTCAGAGATTCGGGTGCATTATTCTCTGGCTCATAGGGCTGATACTCAGTTTCTAAATGTTCGCACTCTAATGATTCCCGCCCTGTAGACTGCGGAGTCCTTGTATCTGCACAAGAAGGTAGAGGGAAGCCAGATACGCCAGGGCGGTTTGACACAATGTTTTTTCTTAATGGATAAGGCATATTAATTACCCCCATTTGCATTTTGTATATCGGTATTTATTATCGATGTTCTTTCAATTTTTCCTCTATGCCATTCTTCTTTATAGGTAACTGTTTTAATAAGTTCCCACACAACCCATTTCGCATTTAAATCTTTGTATTCTTTTATGGTTTTAGACCGAAATGGTGTTTTAGAAAACCGACTTTTATCTTTAGTTGATCTATAGCAAATAGCATTTTTTAAATGATTTGGTACGGCATCAGATGAAGGAAAGATGTGTAGTTTATAATAAGCCTTAGTAGCATTGCGACCATATAGACCAATGCCTTTTGAACGCCCACACCCCATCAATAATAATTTAGTATTTACACGATAAGTGTTTCCATTAAGTTGATATTTTTTAATTGTAGTAATTGGATTAATTGCAATATGCTTCATATCTCTGTAGGGATGTTTCAGCCTACATTTATCAATAATCTTTTTAAGTTCATTGCTTTCAAAATCATATACTGCGTCTGACTTTCTTCCAGTTATAATTTCTTGTACCCTGTGTCTCCAATTCATCCTACTTACCCCCTTCATAGATAGTTACTTTTGAAGTTTCATATTTACTTTCAAAACAACTATCTCCAACAACTGTACCGCTACCACCTAAATTAACCCCAGTAAAACAATACTTCTTTTTTCCGCTTTTCATTTTTTCAATTTTGATGTTTTTGACAACCATTTTTCCCCACCAAGTTTTTATGATATTGTCAATTTTTACGTCTTTTGAATTTTTCTTCATCCTACACCTCTTCTAACTTTGGAAGGTATTTAGAATCTTCGATGCACTGTTCTCTTAGTGCTTTTCTGCGGTCATCTCTTTTTTGGTAGTATCCATAAACGCATCTTGTGCCATCTCTGCTTGGATTGTATGTATCATTAATAACACCATCGATCATTGTAGTTAAATGCTTTGATACTCTAACAATTAATCTACCACTTGGTAATTCGTGCCTGGTCAAATGAACCCTACAGCCTTGACCAACTTTCATTGTTGGTACCCACTCCCAGCCCT